GTTCTTCAGATGTTGCCTCTGCATTACAAATGGCGGGTGTTTTGGATTACACTCCTGCATTAAACAACAACCTAAACATTGACGATACTGGTAATACTTTTGCTGGTGTATTAAATGGTAAGTTTAAAGTTTACATTGACCCATATGCTGCTAATTTAGCTTCAAATGCGTCACCTACTAAACAATACTACGTTGTTGGTTACAAAGGAACTTCTCCATACGACGCTGGATTATTCTATTGTCCGTATGTACCTCTACAAATGGTTAGAGCAGTAGGTCAGGATAACTTCCAACCGAAAATCGGTTTCAAAACACGATACGGTATGGTTGCTAATCCATTTGCTGGTGCTTCTGCGTCAGGAAATATTACTGCTGACGGTGTTGGTGCAATCAACGCTAACAGATACTACAGACGTGTTCAAGTTAAGAACATAATGTAATATTTGTTGAGAAACAAATTTAAGAAGGGCGCTTCGGCGCCCTTTTTTTTAGCATAAATAAAAGTAGATTATGTTTTATACTGAAAGAATAACAATTTACAAAGAGATACCCATGTGGAAAAGAACACCATTTAAAGAACTATTAGGAATACTAGTAGTAGGTGGTTTTATTACACTATTAGCATTAGGTCTTAATTACTTACAGAAACCTAACGCATTAGAGAACATAGAACAACGATTAGATGAAGCAGAGCAATCACAATCTGTGCTTACAGATAATGAAAAGAAACTAAAGACAGAAGCCCAAACTAAAGAATGGGAAGAGGTAGACGAAAAGCAGATAGTACCTCTACCAAAACCTAAGTAAAAATCATATAAATAGCTGTATGACAGTAACAAACTCATACACTAGACAACCAACTAAACTGGACTATGCTAGTCCTACACAGTTTAAGTTTTCTATAATTAAGTTACCTAAAGTAGAATATTTTTGTACTACAGCAAATGTACCTGGTATTACACTAGGTTCATCAGCACAAGCTACACCTTTTAAAGATATACCTATACCTGGTGATAAACTAGATTATGATACATTAAACATACAGTTTTTAGTAGATGAAAATTTAGAAAACTATAGAGAGATACATGGTTGGATGACTGGTCTTGGATTTCCTAAAGATCATTCACAATTCAGATCATTACAGGCTGCAGGATCAGACAGATATCCTACAACAACAAGTGAAACTTACAATAAAGAATTAGGACAAGTTGTAAAACAAACTTCAGATGACGGTGGTTTGTATTCAGACGCTACATTGTTTATCTTAACAAGTAAAAACAATTCAAATATAGAGGTAAGATTTAGAGATATATATCCTATATCATTATCAGGTTTAGATTACAATCAACAAGCAACAGATGTAAATTATTTAACAGCAAGTGTAACGTTTCAATATAAACTTTATGAGTTTGCTAATGTAAGTGGTAGTGGAACACTAGAAACTACAACATAATTATAACATACATAATATTATGACAGTACGTGTAAGACCTAAAGATTTAAGACTTCCCAAATACATGACAAAAGGTGGCCCAGGCGACCTATCAATGCCAGGTAACGTCAACACTACAGAATGGTGGCGACCTGAAAACATGTCAGAGCATGGTAAAAAGAAAGCTGCTCAAAAAGGATCAATAGTAGAACAAGCAAAAAGTAAAGAAATATTTTTTTGTGGTATACCTTTTACTCAATTATACAACGAAATAGATGGTAGATTTCAAGCATGTTGTTTTGCAACTCCAGATAAAATTAGTACAATAAAAAATACTACATTAAAAGACTGGATGAATAGAAGTGCTTATATGAATATATTGAGAGAGGAAATGACAACACCGAAATCTAATCTAAAGTTTGTAAAAAAATTCTGTAAAAGATGTGTTACAGATGAAGAAAAATATGGTAGGTCCAGAAGAACAAACTGTTTAAAAATACATACAAACGATAGTCCATTTTGGGATGACATTGAACATATAGCAGACAGATTTAGAAAAACAGGTGAGTATAAACTTGATAGAAGGGTATTAGAAATACAGTTAAAAATATATGGCTCAGAGTGTAATTTAGATTGTTTTATGTGTCTTCATGCTAACTCAACCACCAGAATGAAAGTAGCAGAGGGTGGTGTGTGGAATCAAAAAGTATGGACTGAAGAAAACGCAGGTCTTAATATACAAGAGTCAAACGAATTAAAATCAAAGTATAAATTAGTAGGTCCTAAACTACAAAAAGTATTAGAAGATAATACGCCTGGATCAATAGAACAAATACTAGAGTTAGCACCATATACACGTAGTATAAAAATCATAGGTGGTGAGCCACTTATTATGAAAAAACAATATGAGATGTTAAAGGCATTAATAGATAGTGGTGACTCAAAAGAAATCATAATAAAATTTCAAACAAACATGACTAAAATGGCTAGAGGTAAACATAATATATTTAAGTACATACCTAAATTTAAAAAAGTGTACATGGTTGCTTCTGTAGATGGTATAGGTAAAACTATTGAATATATGAGAAGAAGAACTGACTGGCCTGAACTAGTTGACAATATAGAGCAAACTAAAAAATACGATAACGCAGTTGTAGATTTTAACGGTCTGGTTTCTTTTTTAAGTGTTATGAGATTTTACGAAGTTATAGATTGGTGCAAAGACAATCCTGTAATAGATCAAATCAATTGGGCGATGTTAGAAAATCCTAAACATTTTTCAGCACATAATTTGCCTAAAAAAATAAAAGATGATTTAATAATAAAGTATGCAAAGTTTCCTGACATTGTAGCTGCATTAGAAAAACCCAATGACCCAACTGTAAATATACAAGATACATTTCAATACTTGTTACAACAAGATAGGTACTATGTAGGCACTAAATGGGAATCACATTTGTTTGATGTATTTCCTGAACTAAAAGAATTTTACGATCCTAATTATGAATCACCAGATCATATGGATAAAAGGATGCAAACTGAATTGAAGAAAGGCATAGAGCAAGTCTATGAAGAAGACTTATTAACTTAATATATACTATAACAATATAATGGAGATCATATGACATTTGACGAACTACAGGCACTCGCCGACAAAGACCTAAAAATAAATGATACTGAACTTGATTTAGAATCATTAAAAACACCACAACTACATAACAAGTATATGAAGTTTCATAATCAATATACTAATCTATTAAAGAAGTCTGAACAAGACTTGGCAAGATTGACAAGAGAAAAATGGGAATACTATACAGGCAAGGCAGACCCTAGTGTGTATCAAGTAAAACCTTTTAATTTAAAAATATTAAAACAAGACGTTGACAAGTATCTTAAATCAGATGACGAACTTATCAAGTTAGAACAAAAGGTAACTTATGTACAAAGTGTTGTTGACTACCTAGATAGAACAGTAAAGATTATTTCTAATCGTGGCTTTCAAATTAAAAACGCTATAGATTGGCGTAAGTTTACATCTGGCGTAATCTAAAATGCAAAACATCATAGTTGACAAGGTCAATGACGTGTACCTACGTATTGACGCAGACGCAAGTATCCGTAGAGAGTTATCAGACTATTTCTCGTTTGAAGTACCTGGTTACAAGTTTACACCTCAATTTCGTAATAGAGTTTGGGATGGTAAAATACGGTTATACTCGTATGCTACAGGTCAATTATATGTTGGATTGTATCCTTACTTAAAAGACTGGTGTAAGAAGAAAGATGTACATATTGTCGAATCTAGTGAAATCCTTGCGTATAACAGCGGCATAGCCGCCGATATAGACGGTTTAATAGAGTCTTACGATCTGTCTATCACTCCGAGGGACTATCAAATCAACGCTTTCAAGTTTGCATTAGAATATGAAAGAGGTCTAGTTTTATCTCCGACTGCCTCTGGTAAATCACTTATTATATACATGCTTGTCAGGCACTATATGAATATGATAAACAACAATATTCTAATCATTGTACCAACAACATCACTAGTAGAACAATTATACAAAGATTTTAAAGACTATGGTTTTGATGTAGAAACAAATGTCAGTAGAAAATACCATGGTTATGATATAGATGATAATAAACGTATAGTAATATCTACATGGCAATCGCTATACAAAATGCCAAAGAAATTTTTTGATGATTATGGTGCAGTTATAGGTGACGAGGCACACTTGTTCAAGGCTGTATCATTGACAAAGATAATGACTAAACTAACAGATTGTAAATATAGAATAGGTCTTACAGGTACGTTAGATGATAGTAAAACACACAAGTTAGTATTGACAGGTCTGTTTGGTATGGTTAACAAAGTTGTATCTACTTCAGAATTGATTGAAAGAAAACAACTTGCAAATCTAAAAATTAAATGTCTGAACTTAAAGTATTCTGAAACAGAAGCTAAAAAAGTATATGGTGTAAAATACTTTGAAGAACTAGAATACTTAACTCAAAATAATGCTCGTAATAAATACATACGAAATCTAACCTTAGCACTTAATGGTAATACATTGTGTCTATTTCAACTTGTTGAAAAACACGGAGAGATTTTATATAAACTAATTAAAGAAAAAGTAGACCCAAAGCGAAAAGTGTTTTTCGTTTATGGGGGAACTGAAACAAATGATAGAGAACAAATCAGAGCAATCACAGAAAAGTCGGACAACGCAATTATTATCGCTTCTTTCGGCACCTTTAGCACTGGTATCAATATTCGTAATTTACACAATATTGTTTTTAGTAGCCCTAGTAAGAGCCCTATAAGAATATTGCAATCTATAGGACGTGGGCTTCGTGTCGGCGATAAGAAACAGTCTGCTACAGTCTATGATATTTCAGACGACCTTACATACAAAGATAAAAAGAACTTCACATTAACACACTTTCAGGAAAGAGTTAACATCTATAATAGAGAAGGCTTTGACTATGAGATACACAGCGTGGATTTAAAATGATTTCAGACGAAGACTTTAAATTTTTATTACAAGAAAGTAATGGTTGTAAAAAAGCATTAGAGATAGGTACAGGTACGGGCAAAAGTTCCGCAGCTTTAAAACTAAATTGTGAGGTGTACTCCATTGACAGAAACGATATATTTGAGTATAATATAGATATAAACAGATTTATATGTGAAAGCAAAGATTATTGGAATGACTATCTACATTATGACTTTGATTTTGTTTTCATTGATGGCTCTATAGGTACAGGTGATTGTGAAGAAATACTTAAACGTACAAAGGACTCTTTTAAAATTGTATTCCATGATTACATACCAGGTGAGAAAGATAAGAATACAAACAAAGGTTATTATAATATGAAGGCTTTTAAAGAATGTGCTATAGAACAATACGATATAATAGAAAAATTAGGTGGCTCTCATTGTGCCATATTAACGCTTAAAAAAGATAAATAGTTATATGATTAATCGTACTGAAGATAAACAGGTTAAGATTATCAGACTGGTTTCTGGAGAAGAAATCTGTTGTAGGTTTCCTCTACATAAAAATCAACTACCTGAAAACTCTAAACTATTAAGGTTACAAGAACCTATGCTAATCAAATACGTACCTCGTATTACTGAGCAAGGTATATCTGATTATATTGCACTAGTAAAATGGGTTGGTTTTACAGATGAAAAAATAGTTACTATTCCTGTTGATAAGATTATTACAATATGCAATGCCACACCAGCATTTACTAAAAGATATAGTGATCTTTCACACTCACTAAAACACGCAAAACAGGCCTTACCAGGATTTATTGAAAGAGAAATGTCGGAAGAGGAGTTAGATAACGCCGCTTCCAATTATGAGAATGATATTAATAAGGATGATATAAAAGATATTGCTGACTTACTTAAAATGCCTTCAAAGAAGTTGCACTAGAGGGTAGCTATTCTCCTCGGTAACAACCCACATGGGTATTATATAACGGGAATTGAAATGAGTCAAGCACCTATGAGATTAAATTATGCCAGGCAAATGGGACGGAAAAAGTAGAATTTCTACAGACAAATATAGACAGAATTTTGACAGGATTTTTAAAACAAATCCTATCGCTAAAGAGGTGCGTACTCCTAAATACAAATCCAGAGTAGTAAAATCAAAGAAAGGAAAAGGTAGTTTCAAACGTGTAAAGCTTGACAAATTTGACAACCTATAGTATTATATAACTATGACTAGAACAAAGAAAAAATCCGAACATTATGTAGATAATAAAAAGTTTCTACAGGCGATGATTGAGTATAAGGATAAGTGTGATAAAGCAGAGAAAAGAAAAAGAAAAGCACCACCTGTCACTAATTACATAGGTGAATGTTTTTTAAAGATTGCGAATCACTTATCTTATAGACCTAATTTTATTAACTATACATTTAGAGATGATATGATTTCTGATGGTATAGAAAACTGTTTACAATATCTTAAAAACTTTAATCCTGCAAAGTCTAATAATCCTTTTGCTTATTTTACGCAAATAATATATTATGCTTTTATTAGAAGAATACAGAAAGAGAAAAAACAATCTAATATAAAATACAAGATGATAGAACAAGCAAACATAGATGAGTTTGCTGTACTACCAGGTGACACAAACAACGATTACAAAAACCAGTTTTTAGAATTTTTAAGAAAGAATAAACCATCAACTGAAGAACCACAAAAGAACGAAATTAAAATAAAGAAAAGAAAAAAAAGAACCTACACAAGTGTTTTAGACGTATAATGAAGATCGCACTATTGAATGATACACACTTCGGTGTTCGTAATGACAGCGAAGCGTTTAGAAAATATCAGCTTAGATTTTATAATGAAATCTTTTTCCCATACCTAAAAGAAAACAATATTAATACATTGGTACATTTAGGTGATGTTGTAGATAGAAGAAAGTTTATTAACTTTCAAACTGCTTCTATTTTTAGAGAACAATTTTGGAATAGATTATATAAAGAAAAGATTGATACACATATTATTATAGGTAACCACGATACCTATTTTAAAAATACAAACAATGTAAATGCTATAGAAAATTTATATTCATCATTTGATAAAGTACATGAACCATTTATCTATACTAAATCAACTGTTGTAGATTTTGATGGCACACCTATTTTATTTACACCTTGGATTTGTGATGATAACTATGAACACTCTATGGAAATGTTAAGAACAGCCAAAGCAGATTTATGTTTTGGTCATTTAGAAATCAAAGGTATTGAAATGCAAAATGGCGTAATCAATGAACACGGTTTAGCAAAATCAGATTTTAGTAGATTTGAAAGAGTAGTTTCAGGTCACTTTCACAAACATACAGATGATGGTCAGATATTCTATTGTGGTGCTCAATATGAGATGACATGGTCAGACTATAAAGACCCAAAAGCGTTTCATGTTTTTGATACAGAAACCAGAGAGATGACAAGAATATCTAATCCTTTAACTATACACAAAAAGATAATATATGATGATAAAAAACATGACTATAGAAATTTTGATATACAACCATACAACGAACACTTTATTAAATTAATTGTATTACAGAAAACAGATAACGAGCTATTTGACAAATTTGTAGAAAGGTTGTATAATGAGATAAGTGTACATGATTTAAATATTGTAGAGGATTATTCTGATATTAAAGCTAGCGTAAGAGAAGACATATTAGAAATGGGCGAAGATACAGTTACATTCCTAAATAATTACGTAGATCAATTAGAAACAGATATAAACAAAACAAAGTTAAAGGAATACTTAAAGTCAATTTACATAGAAGCTAACGATAACAACGTATGATATATTTTAAAAAATTAAGATGGCGTAATTTTCTATCTACAGGTAATCAATTTATAGAAGTAGATTTAAGAAAGTCACCATCAACATTAATTATAGGTATGAACGGTGCAGGTAAATCAACTTTACTTGACGCATTATGTTTTGCTTTGTTCAATCGTGCCTTTAGAGATATAAAAAAAGAACAACTTGTAAATACAATCAATCAAAATGATTGTGAAATAGAAGTAGAATTTGAAACAAGCAACAAACAATACAAAGTAGTAAGAGGTATCAAACCTAATAAGTTTGAAGTTTACTGTAATGACGTATTGTTAAACCAAGACGCTTCTAATTTAGATTATCAAAATGCTTTAGAACAAACCATTTTAAAATGTAACTATCGTGCTTTCTGCCAGGTGGTCATCCTTGGATCAACATCATACGAACCATTTATGCACTTACGAGCAAGATACAGACGAGAGGTTGTAGAAGAAATATTAGACATAAGAGTATTCTCACATATGGATTTATTGTTAAGACAGAAACAAGGTGAGTTAAGTAAGGCTGTTATTGATGTAAAACATAGATATGATTTAATGACAGAAAAATACGAATTACAAAAGGCTCATTTTGAACAAATACAAAATAGAGATAATACAGATATAGAAGATAGAAGAAAGCAACTAAAAGAAAACGAGCAAAGTAATTACGAGTATATGTCAAAACTACAATTGCTTAATGAAAAAATTATATCTACAAAAGCAGAGATGTGGGGTGGTGAGAAACACAGTAGAAAAGAAACTGAATTAACAAAACTAGAAACAAAGATAGAACATAATTTAGAAACACATAAAAAAGATGTTAGTTTTTTTGAAACAAATGACAACTGTCCTACGTGTACACAACCTATTAATGAAAGATTTAAACAAACAAAAATATACGAAGGCAAGAAAAAGATTAGTGAATTAGAAGAAGGTTTACAAAAACTGTTTACAGAAATAGAAAAAACAAAAGGTAAAATCAAAGAGATGGACGCAATCAATCAAAGATTAAATGATTTAAATATTTCTGTTGCAAAAGTAAATACATCTATTTCAGAAATCAATAGACACTCAAATAGATTAGATACTGAAATTGCTAAACTAGAAAATGATACAGATAATACAAACAACGTAGCAAAAGAATTAGAACAAATAAAAGAAGACTTGAAATTAGTAAACGTAGAAAAGAACAAAGCTGTAGAAGAAAAGAAATATATTGATGTTGCTAGAGAGATACTTAATGATACAGGTGTCAAAGCAAACATTATTAAGAAGTATCTGCCAATAATGAATAATTTAATTAATAAGTACTTACAATCTATGGACTTCTTTGTTAACTTTGAACTAGATGAAGAATTTAACGAAACAATAAAAAGTAGATATAGAGATACGTTTAATTACAATAGTTTTAGTGAGGGTGAGAAATTAAGAATAGACCTTGCATTATTATTTACATGGCGTACAATTGCAAAAATGAAAAATAGTACAAATACAAACTTACTAATACTAGATGAAATATTTGATAGTAGTTTAGATGGTCAAGGTACCGAAGACTTCTTTAAAATACTTAAAACACTAACAAATGAAAATACATTTATTATATCTCACAAAGGCGATATACTATTTGATAAATTTACAAATATAATTAAGTTTGAAAAATACAAAAACTTTACAAGGATAGCAGCATGATATATACATTGTTACCACCAACAGCACCAGAGGTACTATCATCAATAGCACCTTTTGATATAGACACATTTAAAAAACAAGAAAAGATAAGTGTTACAGAATTTTGTAACAACATGTTTGAAACAATGAAAAACTATGGTGGTATAGGTCTATCAGCAAATCAAGTAGGCAAACCATATCGTATGTTTGTAATGGGTGACAATGTGAATATAAACAAAGGTCAGAAATGGGTATGTATTAATCCTGAAATTACAGACATGAGTAAAGAAACAATTAGATACAAAGAAGGTTGTTTAACTTTTCCTTTCTTATTTTTAGATATAGAAAGACCACAAAAAGTAAAAGTTAAATACTTAAACGAACAACTAGAAACGGTAGAAGAAGAATTTGATGGCATTGTAAGTAGATGTTATCAACACGAATTAGACCATATGCAAGGAACAGTATTTACAGAATTGGTCAGTAAATTAAAATTAAATATGGCTCTAAAAAAGAGAGATAAGGAAATAAAAAGGGTTACAAAATTATGGAAACAAAAGTCTTAAAAGAATTAGATTTACCTGAATACACACAGCCATTAGATTCGGCTATAAAATTTTTAGATAACTTATCATATTCAGCAGTAAAAACAAAATACAATGCAAAGGGTGATTGGGATGCTGTATCTATAAAGGGATATAGTGACGACATAGGTAACATTTTAAAACCTGGTGTACTAAAGTCAGATGTAGAACCAGCAGAATTAAGATGGACAAGTCTATACGAAGAACCTGATCTATTACCTTTAAAAGAAATACTATCTCATATACCAGCAGAGTTTGAACGTGTAAGAGTTATGAGATTAAAAGCAGGTACAACTATAAAGAAACATACAGACAAAGTAGATAAAGAAATAAAAGAAGGCAAGATTGTTAGATTACACGTGCCATTAAGAACAAGTAAAAATGTATATTTCTATCTATGGGAAAAGAAACAAGAGCATTGTTTTCATTTAGATGTAGGTAAGTATTACTTTGTAGATGTTACGGCTGCTCACGCAGTACATAATAAAGCAGATTTTGACAGATTACATTTAGTTATAGATTGTTATAACAATCCTAGATTACAAGACTTGTTAAAACAAGCAGAGGAGTTTGATGATATTAGCAGTCCCATCGGATTTTGATAAAGTAAAGTCTATATTCTATAGCCATAAGAAATGGTTTCCTCATGTACGTACAGACTACATGAAACGTATGATAGACAAAAAACAAATGATATTAGAAGATGGTATATTGATTACCTTTCATCACGCAAAAAGAAGACAAAAGATAGGCGATGTACAACTACAAAAAGGCGATACTGTATTACACCAGATTGCAAGTGATTCGCCAGGTTCTGGTACTGCTCAGGCTGTACTAAACGATTTCTTTGATTATTGCCCTAGTGACGTGTTTTTATCAGTAAGAGCTGACAACTTGACAGCTAACAAGTTTTATGTTAAAATGAATATGAAATTAATCGGTAAGACAAGCTGGGCAAAAGGCACCTTACCAGGTAACGTATATGTCAAACGCAAAAGAAGTAATACAGGACTGGAAACAGAATAAAGGATTTCCATACTATCCCGAAGATAGAAAATGGCGTGATGATGAGTTTAAAAAACTTACGTCATTTAATAGAGATACTTTATTAGATACAAAGAACAAAATCATAGGTCAATCTACACATGGGTTAACACTTGCATGGTCGTATATGCACCACGCATGGTCAATTAAATGTGGTAAGATGAAGACACCTATGGAGATATGGGAAGATGAAGAACATTTAGAAAAAGGTATTAACAAGATACTTACAGGCACTTTCTTTACAAAACGAGAAGCAC